AAACCCAGATAAAATGGAAGGTACTCCATACACGTTGTATGATAGTGGGGAATTTTATAGGTCAATGTTCATTACGGTCATGATGGATGCTACCTTTGTCATAGATGCAGATGCAATAAAAGTCAATGAAGATGGAACAGAAGATTTATTTCAAAAATATGGTGACGGCATTATTGGGTTGGCCGAGGAAAGTCGCGAAAAGTTGGCGATCGAATGTATTGAAAGATTCAATAATGTGGCGAGAGAGATACTACAATGGTCTTGACGATATGCCATTGTACAATTGGGTCAAGATTGGAGAGGGGAAATTGGAGTATTGCCGAAAGGATTTGAATGTTGGGAGTGGATTCCAGGACTACAAATGCTATGAAAGAATCATGGATGGGTACATAAAGGAGTTCGGATTGATGAAGCTGCAGAAAAGAATTTATGCGGTGATGAAGAAAAAAGCCATTCATGAGTTAAATTACGTCCTGACCATGGATAGATTTGAACTTACCATGGCCGAGATGGAATTGGCGAAGTTGAATTTAATGATGTCGAACAACGGGTCCGACACAACAATAGAGCAAGTATTGGTTCACATCTCCAAATGGATGGGAACATGGATAAACGCAAAGACAATTAGTGTTCGAGAGTACTTCAATTTGGTGAAAGAATTTGAACGCGCAAACAAAAAATAGATGGCAAAATTAATAGGTGCAAAGGACATTTTCGAGGATGAAGATGTATTCCGAGGTATAAGAGATTCCGCAAACAAGACGATTGCGGATTTGAATCGGTTGGAAGCAACCATGCAGCAAACAGCAGCCGAAATAAAGACTTCATTAGGAGGTCAAAAACTCGATTCAACTCAGAGCCTAAAGGAATTTGCCCAAGCAACCGAGCAAGCTACCAAGGTGAGCAAGGAAATGGTCAAGGTAGAGCAGGAAAAAGCCAAGCTACTTATCATTTCAGAGAAAGCCGAGCGCGAGATTATCAAAACACAGCAATTAAAGGAAAAGGAGACGGCAAAAGCGGTCAAGCAATTGCAGAATGAAGCCAGTGCATACAAGCAATTGGAAAAAGCGACACGCGAAGCAAAGAATGAAGCTCGTGAAATGGCATCTCAATTACTTGCGCTGGAAAAAGCAGGCAAGCAAAACACGGATGAATTTAAAAAACTGAGTGAGCAATACAGACAATCGGCTCAACGTGCATCAGAAATGGACAAGGAGCTCAAAGCCATTGACGAGAGTGTGGGTGATAACTTCCGAAAAGTAGGTTCGTATAAGCAGGAATTGAGGAAGTTGATGGAAGAGATGATGCGCATGGACAAGTCATCGGAAGCATTCAAGACAGCGCAAAGACGTGCAGCCGAGTTGAAGGATGAAATAACGGATTTGGCACAAGAAACGAAAGCCAACGCAGGAAATGCATTTGAGCAATTGAGTAACAATACCCAGTTGTTCGGGTCTCGAATGTTAGATTTGGATTTGGCGGGTGCAGGTAAAGCGTTATCGAGCATGGGCGATGCTGTATCTGGAATAAATTTCAAGCTACTCGGCCAAGAAACCAAAGCATTGGCGAGTGGATTTCTTGACTTGGCAAAAGCAATTTTCACCAATCCAATCTTTTTGTTGGGTGGTATCATTGCAGCAGTGGTGATGAATTACAAAGAATTGTATTCATGGTTGACAGATGCCAATGGTGAACTTGCCAGACAAGCGACATTGCGCAAATCATTGAATGAGGAAATTGAAAAGGAGCTCCAAAACACGGCAGAGGAGGTAACGCAAATTGAGGTCTTGACTAACCGAGTGAACGATCATAATTTGAGTGAGAAACAAAGACGTGAAGCACTCAATTTATTGAGCCAATTATACCCCGAGTATTTTGCGAATTTGAATGGTGACATCAATGACACCAAAAAATTGACCGAAGCGAAAGGTAAGTTGATTGCTAAAATAACTTCCGAAGCAAAAGCGAAAGCAGCGCAAAACCTATTGGAAGAGCAATACGCTAAAAAGTTGGCATTGGAGATGAAGGTCAATGAAGCGAAAGCATCAATGGGAATGGAGAAATTCAATGAGGCTGTAAGCGATGCAAGGGATAACCAACAAACGTTATTTAAGGAGACTAACCAAGCTATTTCGGATTGGTGGAACGGAACGGAAGGAGTAGGACAAGCAGCGATTGAACTTGAAAAAACCATGGCCAACATTGGTGATTTGGAAAAATTAGCGGTTGATGCCGTTGTTGCCAATGCAGATAAGGAGGTCAAATCCATGAACAAGGTTTCTAAAGCAAAAAAGGAACAGAAAAAGGAGGAGAAGATTGATCGAAAGAAGTTGTTGGATGATTACTTGAAAGAGCAGGAAGATGCTTTATATGATGAAATGGTATTGATTGATAAGCAGCAGAAAGAACAAGCGGACAAGGATAAAAAAGCAATGGATGAAAAGAATGAAGCTGAAAAGAAAAATGCTGAGGAAATGAATGCGTTTAAAGCCAATGCAATTACTGATTCCGAGTTGGCACGTATGGAACGTGAAGCGATTGAAGCTGCACGAATTGAGAAAGAGAAAAGGGAAATGCTGGAGCAGTCGGTCAAATTATCAACTGATTTCTTTGTTTCTCAATCGAAAAAGAAAGTTGAAGCCATGGAAAATGAATTGACCGAGGCCGAAAAGCAAGCGGACCAATTGCAAAAGTTAGCCGAGAGTGGTAACATCTCAGCCAAGGAATCATTAGCGGAACAACAAAGAGTTATTGCAGAGAAAGAAAAGGAACGCGCTAAGGAACTTCGCAGGCAGCAGAAAATTCAGTTGGCACAATCCGTGTTTTCGTCCTACACGGCAAATGTTGAGAATGACCCGAACACAGCCGTGGCAAAAACGATTCAAGATGCCACTGTCCTAACTCAATTCATCAATTCATTACCCGCGTTTGAGAAAGGAACCGAGGATACGGGAGCAAATGGACGTGGAGTTGATGGAAAAGGTGGATTCCTTTCGGTACTTCATCCCAATGAACGCGTAATGCCTAAGTCGTTGAATGAGAAAATTGGTGCGATGTCCAATGAGCAACTTGCACAAATTGCCATGAATTACCAAAATGGGCGTTTAGTTCGTTCCGATTCAGCAGGAAATGCCATGGATTTGGCGTTGTTGGTTAACAAATTGGACGAGGTCAATTCCACGATCAAAAATAAGCCCGAAACATCAATCGAATTGGGTGAGATTACTCAATCCATCATGGAGGTTGTAAAAAGGACAAAACAAGGAAATTCAGTGACATATAACCGATTCAAAACAAGGACATGAGGCATTTTCTAAACGATATTCAAATAACACCAAGGAACAATGATCAGATTGGTCTATTGGCAGATTTCAGTGGAAATCCAGATGTGTTACAAATCAATACGGATACCGTTGTTTTGGTCAATGAAGCTTATGAGATAGTCAAGGACCATTTGAACGGAGCAGGAATCTTTGAGGGGATACCTTACCGAGTAGAAATGGGAGGGGTGGCGATTGAATACTACGTGGATTTGCTCGATTCTCCCACGTTCCGAGACAACCAGGTTGAGGTGAAGTTGAAAAAGAGAAAGGGATATGATGATTTTTGGGATAAGGCGGACGGGACCAGTTTTGAGTTGATGTTGAAAAAGGGAATGGAGGTCGAATCCGTGGAAGTACCTTACTTTATCATTGCCGATAATCAGATTGAAACAGCAATTATGTTGAACGTCACAATCTATGTGATGACCGAGCAAGTAATTGACCAAGGAAAGGAGCTCATTTTTTCAATCACAGAAATAATTCAGGCAACTACACCATCTGTCGGTACGGCTGTTGTTCAAGATCTTGGAGATATTATAGCGATGGCGATGAAGATAGTCGCAAGGGCGATTTATTTTGGACTTCTTTTGACGGCATTGATTGCCATGGCCACGAAGCTTTATGTCCTAATATTCCCCCCTAAAAGAAAGATTAACGGGGTCAAATATTTGGAGTTGGCAAAGAAAGCATGTGCGCAACTTGGTTACTCATTCAAAAGTGATTTTTTGACCGCTCACAATGAGTGGACATTGGTTCCCGTTCCATTAACTCGGAATAGAAAATCAATTTTTGATTACTTGCCAGACGAATTTGATCAACCATTTAACAAGAAAGTACCGAGCGCATCAGATACCGTGCCTACGTTGGGTTCATTTTTACGTGCCATGGAGACACAATTCAATGGTGAAGTAAAGGTGAATAATGGAGTGGTAAGATTTGAGATTGAGGGTTACTTCCAAAACACGGCAAATACGAATGTCACACCTGCATTGGCATTGCAAGGAACGCGAGAAGATCAATGGACATTCAACACAGATGATGTTTGGAAAAGGTACTACATCAAGTACACATTGGACCAAAGCGACCTGCATACCATGGACAAGATGTACGACTACCATGATTGCGAGATAAGTACCGACCCGACATCAGTTGTCAACGCAGATTTAGTGTCAATCAAAGGTCTCAATCAAGTAAACATTCCTTTTGCGTTGGGAGCTCGAAAAGGAAAGTTGACATGGGCGGAGGAAGTTGCAAAAACGGCTTTCAAATTAGTAGATAAATTGTCGGGTATTTTCGGGAACTCGACCCATTTCTCGTCACAGATTGGAAGTAGAAAGGATTGCATGATGATTTCACAGCAGTTTTTTTCGGTCACAAAATCATTGTGGACAATCAATGGGAAACAGCCAGAGAATTTCACGAACTATTGTAGCGCGTTGGCGTTGTGGAACAATTACCACTACAAAAACAAGATTACTTTGAAAGGTGCAAAGGTCAAAACGAATGTCCGGAACATCATTTCGCTCGAAAATGCGTTAAGTTTGTTGGACAATAACTACGTGGAGGTGAATGGGGTGATTTGTGAGGTGGTAAATTTTGAGTTCTGGGACGAGAGGTCCTTTGCCAAGATAACTTACAAAGAGCCGAACGGATATGCAGTAGGTCACGTAGAAACGAGTGTAATAAACGGATAATGAATCAGATTGAGCAGTTAAAAAAGTCATTTGACGTCATGCAACAAGAGCTTGCAAAGGCATTGAGCAAATTGCCAGAATCATTGACGGATAAAAAAACGGAATTACTTAGCGACATGGCCGAGATTAAGCGATTAGTCAAGGCGAACGATGAAGCAGGGTTAAATAAATTAGCGAAAAAGTATGCCAGTCATAGTCCTCAATAAACAATTTGACAATCAGAATGGCGATGTAACGTCATATTTGAGAGCGAATACGGGAGATAAAATCACAGCCACGATTGATTTTCAATCTTCAATTTTGGTTCAAAGCAGTAATGCGAATTACATATACAATGACCCCGTTCAAAATATCATCTATTGGGCATCTGGTTCGTTTGAGGACGAGGGATTCCGTTTTGGAGACGATGTTAGAATCAAAGTTTTCACATCTACGGGGTCGTTAATTTACAATGATTTGGTGACTGTCACCTCTGTTTCAGATGGGGCGTTGTATGTAGATGACATTCCTCATTGGTACGATCAAACAGATGGACAGATAGTTCAAATTTCAGTTGATACTTCTGCAGGTCGAAAACGCGAAGGATTGATTTTAGATGTGAACCTTGTTCCAAATGGTCAAGATGGGAATGAATTTTCATTGATTGACAGCGAAGTCAACCGATTGCTTTTTAACCTACTTGATTTGCCATCGGGAGGTACAGCAGATGGAATTATCATCGGTAATAAAAGCGGAGGGGCGATTGAATCATGTCAAATTCAGGATATTACTCCAATGGGCATGACAGATGCGTATCAGTACCGCGTTTCTGTCGTTTTTTACATGTGGAGTATCTACGATGAATCGGACTTTGCAACCGCGGATTGCTTGAAATTCTATGCCAAATCAAAATGGCAGTCATATTTTGGAGAGCCGTTTTCAAACACGGAACTAATCGTTAATGATGATGCGGATACTGGGTGGTTTAACCAAGCATTTAACCAAGGAATTGTAGATGCTGAGTTGGTTCAGTCCATTTCAGAAATGGCATACGATGTGACCAGTACAGGTACGGCAATAATTGAAAGTGCATCTGATGTCGTTGGGTTCGGGGCGTGTTATATTCCGAGCGATGAAACGTACTACAAAAACAAGGTACTCGGGATGCAAGATTATGCGTTCATGGGACCGACCGAATATGTAGTAGCTTATCCACAAGCTAGATCAATAGATGGAGTGAATGGGGCTGCGTATAACTTGACTTTAAATAGAACGGTTGATGGAACTACACAGACATTTTATGTTGAGCTCCATGGAAACACCGCGTTCAAAAATTTCTTTGCTGCACGTGCAGTAGGTGACAGACGTTTTGTTATTTGGGTCAAGGTAGGAAACTTGAATTTGACTGTCTTTGATGGTCAGTTGACGAGCAATCCACCCGTGGCAGGACCATTTGATTTCGTAGAAACCAAGGTATTGAACCATGGGCAAAACGTACAAACGATTCCTGCGGGTTTGAGTTCAATTTCGGCAAACATAGAGGATGATTTGTGTTTTGTTGGAGGGTTTCAGGCAGTGTTGGGAGAGGCAATGACAAGCATAACAGCCGAGGTTCGGGCGTATAATTTAGATACGGATGAATTTTTCTCCTTACAATCGGTTGTATTTGATATTGCGAGTGTTCCCATTGTGGGAGGTCGGCACGTTTTGAACTTGTCTCAATCCGTGTTTTCGTCCTTACCCACTACCAGCGCGAAAAGAAATGCGTTGTTGGTCTTGGATTCGACCTATGATGACTATCCATCGAACCTTTATGGGGTTCGTTTGGCGTTACCTTATTTGTATCGGTGGGAAACATGGTTACAGCAGTTGAACGCTAACAATGATTTCTACCCAAACAAGGACAAAAATTGGCTGCCATACGGAACAACGGGTTCATGGGTACTCCAATTGAACATTGAGTTGATCAAAGACAATTTGCAGTACGTATTCAATGAAAATTTGGAGATAAAAGACTACGATTCACAACCTCTACTTGACAACGACGTCAAATTGTATTACCCGTCATTCAATGAAGCGTTGCCAGAATCGAATGTCATCACGGCATTACCAGAAAATACGATTGTAGAGATAGTCACTACACATGCCATCAATAATGGTAGCGCGTGGATAATAGATGAAATTTGGGGAATGATTACGATTGAACCTACTCAATCATCACCGCGTTGGATTTCATCCACGGTAATCGACTTTGACAACAATATTTCGAACCCATTAACCCCAATTGCAGGACTAACCAAATGTGAGATTTCTTTCCCGGTCGAAAACGTGGCACAATTGAGATGTTTGCTCGACACAAGTAAAATCGACATCACAAACGGGGTAAAAATCACATCAAAAATTTACGGCAATGTTTAGAACGCTAAAGATAAAATACGATACTGACACCACGTTTTTGCAGACACACAGAGTTCTGCAAGATGCGGACGAGAATAATGCACCAAGATTTGTTTTTGGAGTGTGGGGATTGCTTTTTGACTACACCAATTATGGACCGAATTCATACTATTTGTATTGGGGTGGTGCTGGTGCATGGTTAGTTAGAAATTGTAGTTCAAGTGAAGTTGTTGCAACTTGTTTATTGGAGGACCAATCCCCGACACAATTACCATATTCAGTTTTTGAAGATTGGCAATTTGCAGAAGATTTAGAGTTCCGTTTTTTGGACTTTGAAATCATTGAAGATATTGAGTTGATTTGTGGTTATGAATTATGGACCAAGCGAAAGGACCAAGAACCATTACTTGCCGACTATAAACCAGTGTCATCATTCCAATTTGGACCCGTGTTTTCGTTCGAACATCCAGATGTTGGGGAAATGATTATCATTCAATATTCAATTGGCACCGATGAATACACAATAATCGATACAATATCGAGTGGTAATCGTTATGCAGTAACGGGATTGGGGCAAACCTATTTACCCGTTGATTCTGATTGGGATGAGCTACCATTGCCAGGTGAATTAGAAACATTTTTTGAAGAGGTTTATTCGTCATTGATTGCATGCCCGACATATTTTGAGGACCGAACAAAAAAGGAGTTCAGCTCATTCAAATTACCAGCATCATTCACCGAGCAAAACCGAGGCGCGCAAGAGTGCTGTTGTAAACATTTGGTACTTGCATCGCGCACAACGAAAACATGGGAGACAGATAAGGCATCAATGTGGTTCAAAAAGGCATTGAATACCGACATTGTTTCGTTCAAAATCTACAAAGATGGAGTTGAATTGGTATATGATGGAATGACATCTATTCAAATGCCAAATGATCCATTGGCAATATATGTCACCGTGGATTGGTACGCAGTTTCAGAAGAGTTTGGATTTGGTTGTTACGAGCTCGGAATCGAGTATAACACAGCAGGATTGACGGGAACAATCGAATGGGGACATTATGACCTAAAGCCGTATTCAGTCGAAAACGCGATGGGAACAGCACGTCTCAGAGCAATTTTCAACGGCTACCATGAAGCGGACGGAATTGATTTCACTGGTGCCAATGTTGAATCATGTATTCGTTTCAACGGATTTGCAGGGCGTAGACAACCCAATATGGAGACGGACAATATAATCTACTCAGACAGACAAATGAACCGCGTAATACGCGAGAATCTTAATACGTATGAGGTAATTACCGACCCATTGAATGAGTGTATCATCAAACCAATTACTGATGTCTTTTTATTGAGCGAAAATCAATTATTTTTGAGCGATTACAACTACCATAATCATTCGTACCGATACCAAGACATTCCAGTTATCGTGCAGGAAAGTGCAAATATTGAGTATTACGATTGGAGCAGATTGGCAAAACTGACTGTAACTTTGGGAGACAAATTTAAAAACCAACGCACGTACTATAAATGAAGAACTTTGAAGATGTAGCAGGATTGCTCGGTATCGTTTTTGGGATGATCGGAGCAATGATAAAGGGTATCAAACAGAAATACCCAGCTATGACAACTTTTTTGGGAATGGTTATCGCAGGTATTCTCACCTATGCCACCACTGGATTGATTGAGATATTTTATGCAGACATGCCGACAAAGGTTGTCATTTTGATTTCATTCATAGTCGGATGGGTTGCCAATGAAATTACAGCCTATTTGGACAGATTTGTTGGGGATGTTTACGCAATTTTCATGGACTATTTACGCAGCAAAATCAAGAAAAAATGAAGAGCATAATTGTATTTCTATTTTTGTTCGTGGCCACGAACCTGCACAGCCAAGATTCCACTCGGCTTGATAGCGTGGAAAACGTCATTGACAATATCAAAAGCGAGCATATCCAAGACAGTGCGCTCATTGCCGAACGAGATTCCGTCATTATGGATTTGTTGCTTAATACGGCCCGTGAATTGGAGGCCGAAAACAACACGAAAGACCGCGAGAGAATCGTAGTATCTGCATTAATCGCGTTGTTCATTATTATTTCAGTTTACAACCATCGTAAAAAGGAAAAGAATGGTCAAAAATTATACTGATCAAGAGTTATTGAATAGGGTCAAATCATTACCCAGCTTCAAGACGTTGCCAAAAGATTATTGGTTACTTGGGATTCGTTCCAAAGAGGACCAATTCAATACGTTTGATGACAAGTTCTATTTGTGGAATGGGGATAAGTTCGTTTTGGTTTGCACTGGAACAACCAACGCAGGCGCAAACGGGTTAAAAGAGTTCGACAAGTACGGAGCGAAAGGAACGGCCCATGTAAAATCGAATGAGTGGTACTATGATGTGTGGCAATTTGGATGGCATAAAGGCAAGGTAGAGGCATTAAAACAAGTTAGGCCATTCCTAATATGCCGAGATGCAGATAAAGACAATTCCGTGGACGAAAACACGGCAACATTGGAGATGTGCGGAATCAATTTCCACCCGAACACATACGACATGAATGACATGCGCGTGAAAACATTGATTGGAGGATGGTCATTGGGCTGTCAAGTAGCCAACAATTTGGAGATGTACAAGCAGATCATCAACAAAACAAAGGGCCAAAAATCAGTTACCTATTGTTTATTGAGCGAATTTTAGTACATTTGAACTCCGATCTTTATTGATAGGTTTGACTTTTTCCGAGAGACCCACTCAACCGAGTGGGTTTTTTGGTTATATATACCTTTGATTTTTAGCACATTAAAAAATAATTTGAAAAAAGATTCATTTTTATTTGTGTAATTAGATTAACTTATTATATATTTGCTCAACAATTAAAAACAAAGTCAAAATGAAAATGTCAAGAGATCAAAAGCTATCAGTAGCAAAAAAAGGAACAGTATCAACTCACGTTGTTCGTAATGAAGTTGCATTATGTTTAATGGTAGGCGGTAATTGCTGGATGATCTCAAAATATTATCCAATTGCATCAGCACCTATTGCAATTACAAAATGGCTTTAATAAAATGCTACAAGGTCAAATTGAAAGACCTCTCCAGTATTAGTGAAAAAGCATATAAAGCTACTGCCTATGATGGCAGTAGTTGCATATTGCCAAAGTCGCAAGTAATACGTCCAATTGATAATGATGCGTGGTACATATCAACTTGGATTATGGATCAAAAAGAAATTCAGCACAGCAAAAAAAATATATTCATGGTAGACACTTCAACCATGCAGGCAAGACCATTTGTTGTAATTGAACATCATGTACCTAAACAAATTGAAAATTTAAATAGCGAGCCAAATGACGAACTTATTAGATGATCAGATGTCAGCTATCCAAAAGTTGAGAAAGTTCAAAATTGGGGCGTTATTTATGGAACCTGGCACGGGTAAAACACGAACAGCTATTGAATTGATTTTGTCAACAGATACTGACTACATTTTGTGGCTCACACCTTTTCAAACGCAAAATAATTTGAAAGATGAATTAAGCAAATGGGGAGTGCATAACGTTCATGTCCATGGAATAGAATCTTTATCGTCATCTGATGTTTTATTCTTGAATTTGATAAATAATTTAAAGTCATCAAAATCCCCATTTGTAGTCGTGGACGAGTCCCTGAAAATCAAAAATTGGGAAGCAAAAAGAACAAAAAGAATTATTGAATTGGGTAAGTTGGCTGAGTACAAATTGATTCTAAATGGCACTCCAATATCTCGAAATATTTTGGACGTTTGGGCGCAAATGGAGTTTTTATCTCCGCTCATTTTAAATATGAGTATGGCTGAATTTAAGAATACATTTTGCGAATACATCAAAATAAAAAAGAGCGGTATTGTCACTAAGGAATTTATAAAAAAGTATCATAACATTGATTATTTGTATTCATTAATTTGCCATTATGTATATGAGTCTGATTTGAAATTACAGATAAAACAACAATGGGTAAATCTAGATTATTCAATTCAGGATGATATAAAATCTCAATACAATGAGTTGAAATCAAAATATCTTGATGATAGCAAAATGCAATTTTTAACTAATAACATTTTTTTAGAGCTCACTCAAAAAATGCAGCATATCTATTGTTGCTCACCAACTAAATTCTTCATACTTGACAAGATTGTCAAAATTCATGGAATTGAAAATGTAATTGTATTTACTAAGTACATATCCAGCAATAAAGAAGTTGCCAATCAATTCAATGGAATACGTGTTTTGTCGTATCAAAAAGATAGTTTTGGATTGAATTTACAGCAATATAAAGTGACTGTATTTTTTGATAAAATATGGGATTACTCATTGCGTATTCAAGCGACAAGGCGTACATTTCGCACTGGTCAAAAAGAAGATTGCATGTACTATGACCTAACTGGAGATGTGGGTCTTGAATCAATGATCAATAAAAACATTGATAAAAAATGCGACATGGTAGAATATTTAAAACAAAAAAGTATAAATCAAATCAAAAAAGAGTTATGAGCAATTTTAAAAGTCCAGTTTACAGCGTAATCGCTGTGCCTATTGAGAAAATCGAGGCAAATGATTACAATCCAAATCATGTTGCAAAACGTGAAATGGAATTGTTATATCAATCAATCAAATGTGATGGTTACACAATGCCAATCGTTTGTTTTTATGATGATGAAAGAGACAAGTATATTATTGTAGATGGATTTCACAGATACACAATTATGTGCCAATACAAATCAATTTATGATCGTGAAAATGGAATGCTTCCAGTATCTGTAATTAAAAAAGATATTAGCGATAGGATGGCATCTACGATTCGTCACAATCGCGCAAGAGGTAAACATGAGGTTGAATTACAGGCATCTTTAGTTGGAATGCTAAAACAGGGATGGGATGAAATTAGAATTATGAAAGAATTAGGAATGACATTGGAAGAGGTGCAACGATTGATTGGAATTAAAGGAATTGCATCTGAAATAATGGGCGTGCCATATTCAATTGAAAGGCAAATTAAAGAGGCAGGAGAAGATATAAAAGAAGAAATTTAATACCATGGCAAGAACAGCAGTAAGAGGGGTAGAAAATGTCTTGTTGGCTACCCAAAAACGAATTGAGTATTTATTTGATAATTACGACAATATTCAACTTTCTTTCTCTGGAGGTAAGGATAGCACAGTTTTATTCCATTTGATGAATGAGGAGGCGAAAAAACGTGACCGAAAATTTATTGTTTATTTCCAAGATCAAGAAGCGGAGTATCAAGGTACAATTGATTTAATTGAATGGGTAATGACACAACCAAATGTAATTCCATTGTGGTATCAAGTACCAATTTTCATGACAAACGCAGCAAGTCACCAACAATTATTTTTATGGGCATGGGGCGAGAATGAAAAGTGGGTAAGAGAAAAGCATCCAGTAGCTATTCATTCAATCGAAAATAAGTATCCAAAACGATTTCACAAATTCAATTTATGGGTGGGTCAAAATCTACGCAAGATGGATGGTCGCAGTATATCAATTATTGGATTACGTGCAGAAGAGTCTCCAGATCGCAGATTTGTAATGTTTGGAGAAGATTCAGAAATGTTTTGGCTGCGAAGAAAAAACGAACCACATAGAGCCTATCCCATTATTGATTGGAGGTACAAAGATGTTTGGAAATATCTTATTGAAGGTAGTTTTAAATACAACAATGTTTATGATAAAATGTACATGCTTGGACATGACATTAGAACAATGCGCGTATCAAATTTGGTTCATGAAAAAGCATTTCGATGCTTAACAGATTTGCAGGAATTGGAACCTGACACATACAATAAATTAGAAGAGCGTTTAAAAGGTGTTCACACGGCAGCTATTTATGGTAAAGAGAATTTAATTTACTCAATTAAAAATCTTCCAGAATCATTCAAAACATGGAAAGAATACAAAGATTTCTTATTGGGTAGTATTCATCCAGATCTAAGTAAATTATTCAAATATCAATGGTCAAGATTTGGAGATACTGATGATGTTGGAGCATGTAAATACATGGTGAAACGTATTCTTTTATGTGACTGGGAAGGTGCTATTACATGGGCAAGAGACAATGAGTTTAATTACTCAAAAGATCAAATACTTGAAAAGAATAAATTGAAAAAAAATGACCCTATAATTAATAAGTGGATGTCTCAACTATAATTTTTTTTCTTCTTTTGTTGTAATAAGTTTAATTTATTATATATTTGTCAAAAATAAGTCAATCTATGAAAAAGTTTTACATCGAATACTGGGAGCTGGACCCAAAGACATTCAAAAAAAGTGTTGTGCGTGGGGTTCACATCGAGGCCACGGACCAGACCAACGCCAAATGGAAATTGAATAAGCATGAATCACTAATCAAATCCATTCAGTTATGTTAATCGACATGATTAAATTTTGGGAGAATGGAGGTCATTTCAATTATGAGCATTACTCCCGCGTTTTAGAAGCAAAAGTCAAACAATTAAACAATAAAGAAAATGAATCAGATCAAGAAAAAGAGTTATCCTAGTAAAGGAATCATCGCAAGACGTAGCAATGGTTTATTGATGGTACTAACAAAAGAGTTTGTGGACATGGTAGATGGCCAAGAACATTTTAAAGATGTATGGTTGCCAATTGCGGAAGGTACAGAAGTATCATTCGAGAATTTGAACGGGGTTGCAAACATCATTTCTCCAACTTCTCCAACAAAAGTAAAGGAGATTGATTTCAACATTTCAAGGTTTGAAAAAAAGACATATCTACGATTAAAGATGCATGGTGCAGAGGTTAAATTTATCAGCCGTGTTTCTGAGCGTGACGAGTATTCAGACTATGTATTGGTTGACGTTGACGGAGATTGTTGCGTGACCGATTGGACTGGAGCATGCAAGGTAACAGGAACAATAATTCAAATGGTAGTATTAGATCATGAAAACTGAAATGATTTATCTCGTTAAACTGGTGGCCAAGGTGGCCATCGGTTTATTTGTTGCCTATGTGATTTTGAAAGCAGGAACGGACCTTAATGAAATGTTAGAGAGATGAAAGCGATTACAGAAAAGCAGTTGGATGATTTGAGGGTCATAAACGCGGTAATGTGGTTACAAGCTTCAATCTATGCCGTGGACGAGACCGAACACATCAAATGGTTCAATAGCAAGCAAACCAAGATGCACCTCAAAAAGACGGTCGAAGTAATTTTGAAACAGCATGGAAAGCAAATCAATGACCTTTGGAACACTCCAGGTGATATTGTTCCCGAGATGACAAAGCGACTTGATGAATTTTCAAAGGAGTTAACGGAGTTCGGATTTTGGATGTTGCCCGAAATCACAGAATTGATACGAAAGAAAAAAGCAACAATGGAAAAATTAGAAATCATAAAAACCAAATAAATGAAAAGTCAAACCCCACCCAAAATTTTGATAATCGACATCGAGACAACTGGGTTTCTCCAAACAGGAGGTAAAATTGTCGAAATCGGAATGGTTGAATTGGACCTAAGCAATGGTGAAAGGGAGATTGTTTTTGACCGTGTTTGCCATGAGGACGGAATCACAAACGAGGAAATTGTAACGTCTTGGATAGTCAGTAACAGTACCTTGAAAAGTAGTGATATCAGGTTTTCGACCAACTTAAAAAACATGTTTGATGACGTCCAAAACGTGATCAATATGTACCCAGACGGAGCTACGGCATTCAACAACGTTTTTGATTTTGGATTCTTAGAAAATCGAGGATTTAAATTTCCCAAAAAGTTGGCATGTCCAATGATTCTTTCGACTGACATAGTTAAGATGCCATCTCCAAGAGGTTTTGGCTACAAATGGCCCAAGGTACCAGAGGCATATCAGTTTTTCTTTGGAGATACCGGGTATGAAGAAGCTCATAGAGGTGCTGATGATGCCATGCACGAGGCAGAAATCGTGTTTGAGTTGTACCAAAGAGGAATTTTTAAAGTATAAACTATGAAAAAAGAAATCGTTTACACAGACAAGTATGCTTTTATCCTTAATCCTAAAGTAGATGCGAACAATTGGAAGTTTCCGCCTTAGCATTGGGCATAACGGTTTGCCGCTTGCTGTCAGTGGCGGCTTAAATGCACTGACATTCGTTTAACAACTAAATTTAATAAAATGCAAGAAACTAACAATTCACCACAAAACCCGCCATTGCAGCAAACGGCTGTTATACGCTGGCCTGATTCAGTAAGACTAAAAATGATTGAAAAATCGGAGTTTTACGGAGAACCTAAAGTATATCAGTATGGTTACTATGACGGGTATCAACTGCAAAACGAGAAGATTGATAAAGCAATTAAGTTAATTCAAAAGGCTCGAAGTAATAACGGAGATGACGCTATGTTGCAAGATGCTATCATTTCGTTGCTCGGTTAAGGCTTGCGCATAACAACTGAATATACGCAACTATTATGATAATTAAAAACTAAATAAATATGGAAAAGAAACATTGTGAAGATTGGGAAGAACCAGCATTTCCCACAACCGGTTATACAAAAGGTGTAAATAAACGAGAGTATTTTGCAGCATTGGCAATGCAAGGTATTTGTGCAAGTAATGGGTGGGATCAATCTATGGATGGAATTGTAAAAGCATCAGTTGAAATGGCTGATAAACTATTAAAAGAATTTGAAAAACAACAGTAAAATGAAAAAGATAAAAACAATCCCATTTGATTGGGAAAAGTACAACAACAATCGTTATAAATATAAGGTTGTAACTCGTGATGGTGATGAAGTAACTCAACTAATTAATTTTGGATGCACTGACCAGCCTTTAAGATGTGTAATAGATGGAAAAATTTATTCATATCCTAAAGATGGTAAATATTTATCATACATTAACAGATTTGACCTTCTACTCCAATACAAAGAGGAGGTCGAAAACACGGAATCAGATGCCAGCGTTTACGATTCAATTAGAGCCGATTTAACCGCACGTGAACAACTCGGACGTGAAAAGTATGGTGTAAGTGTAGATGAAGCGAACCTTACCCCAAAAGAATGGGCACAACACGCCATCGAGGAGATGTATGACATGATTGTTTACATGAAATGTTTAATGAAAAAACTATGACACTCATGAAAGCAAAATTCAGGGACGGATTGCCAGAGCCGAAAAAGCGAATTTTCACTATTCAATTCGAGGCAACAGATGCGAATTGCATCAAGCCGATACTCAATCGAGTGATTGATGAATTTTCGTCTGGGGTCGAAAACGGGGAAATGAAAGGCCCATTGGTAAAATGCATTTATCACCAAAAATTCGTTGACAATTTCGATTTTAGAATAGAAAACATCAATGGTGACGAATGTAAAGTGTTCAAAAGTGCCATATAATTAGATTTTCTTTTTATATTTGCAACGATCATGCAGGGTCAAAACGAAAAATATTGGAGTCCTTATGGGTGGAAGTGCTGCATCACGACCATTCGTAGGGACTTTTCATTTTAATGCAGTAAAATGGCAAAAGACAAAAATTCTTTCATCCTTTACAGCGATTTAATTCATACGATTGAGCGATTATCGGATGAAAACGCGGGGCAATTATTCAAACATTTGATGCGTTACGTGAACGATCAAGACCCAGTTTGCGACAATTTATTGGTAGAAATTGCATTTGAGCCTATCAAACATCAACTCAAAAGGGATTTGCGCAAATTCGAGCAAACCAAGGAAAGACGTAGCATTGCGGGTAAAATTGGAGCCGAGAAAAGATGGCAAAAAATGGAAAATGATAGCAATCGCATACAATCGCACACAAAGGATAGCAATCGCATACAAACGATGGCAAACGATAGCAAAGAATGGCAAGCGATGGCAAAAATGGCTGTTAATGATAATGTTAATGTTAATGTAAATGATATTAATAATAGTAATGTCGATTTTCAATCGATTCTTGCTCATTTCAATTCTACTTTCCAAAAACGATGTACCGTGTTTTCGACCTCAGCCAAAAACAAATACCGAGCTCGATTCAAAGAAGGGTACACAATCGACATGGTAAAACAAGCAATGGTGGCAGCTTCAAAATCAAAACACCACCTGGAGTCGAATTTCAAATATTGCACCTTAGAATTTTTCTCACGCGCTGACAAATTGGACATGTACGCCACGGCAACAAGCAACGAACCCAAACCATACAACCCACGCGCATGAAAGATTTGAAGAAAAACCCATTAGCCAACATGAACCTTGTGGAGGTTGCATTGGGGCATGTGTTGACCATTCCAAAAAAAGACGGTTATCGAACTTACTCGCAAATTGATCCACGATGGATGAAAACGGGGTTCGAAAAAAACGTTTACAAAGCAATTGGGCAACTCATTCAAAAAAATGAGGAGTTGGACTTGGTTAAATTATCGATGCAGTTCAAAGAAAACGGATGGTACGAGCAGGGGATTTATGGTAAGATTGCAAGGTTGACAAATCACAATGACATTTTGGACAGTCGAATTTACATCACGTCCATTTTTGATCAGCTCAATTTGAATTTGGCGATTGAGATGGCATACCAGTTCAGAAATTCTTTTGATTCCTTGGTTCAGTCGGGAAACATGACCATCATCAAGTACAATGAGATTCTTTCCAAGATGCAAAGCATTGAATTTCGGAAGCAAGTGGATGATAAGACCAATGAGCAGGTTGTTTTGGACCTTATTGCGAATCATGAGCGAGCAAAACACGGAGAAATAACGGGGTTGGAATTGCCATACAACAGTCTCCACACAAAAATTTTACTTGAACCGGTGGATATGATGGTAGTAGGTGCACGTCCTGGGATGGGTAAAACAGCGTTCGCAGTATCCACAGCGTGTAATCTTGCCAGACAAGGAAAGAAAGTCGTTTTTTTCGCCCTAGAAATGAGCCGAGAGCAGATGATGCGCAGGATAATTGCGAACCTTGCGCAGGTGGATTCAAACGCGATCAAGTACGGACGTTGTACATCAATCGAATTGCAAAAAATTAGCATGGTATCTGGTGCTGAGTTTTTGAACAACATTGAAATCTATGAAGGTTCGCACATGGTAATGGACATCGCAAACAAGGTATCAATGAGTCAAAACAAGGTAGATGTTGATTTAATCATCATTGACTACTTGCAAAAGATCATCCCGAAAAAATCAAATAGCAGGTATCAAGAGGTCACCGACATTTCAAACGGCATCAAGTTACTTGCTCAAAATTTTGGAGTACCGGTCATGGCAATGGCACAACTTTCACGTGAGAGTGCAAAGACGGGTTCACGACCCAAGTTGCTAGACCTCAAAGAATCGGGAGAGATTGAACAGGATGCGAGCATTGTTGCGTTTCTGCATCGCCCCGAATATTACGGACAAGAGACAATGGACAATGGGTCGAGTTCCCGGAATATGTGCGAGTTCATAATCGCCAAGAATAGGGAGGGATTTGACGGAATTGTAGAGCTCGAGAACTATTTAGCCTATTCGATTTTCAAAGATGTTGAACACAAAAAAGATGAATTTTAATGAAACAGGAATATCATTTCAATGAGCACGGAACTTGTACAAATCCAACACATCACACATTCAAGTGCTCCAAAAAATATACAGCAGTCATAAAATTAGCTCAATTACCAAATGGCAAATGGGTATATGGAATGGGTTTTAGAGGGCAAAGTCAAGGATTTGAATATGCTTGTTCATTGCACGAACCAAACTCAAATCAATTTGATAGCAAACGCGCATGTTATGAATCAGGCGTTTCATGGATGATTCAAGTAATAAGCGGACGAGGTGAAATTTATCAAAGATTGGTTGAGATTTTGGAAATGGAATTGAGACCAGTAGCCGTACCCGCAAAAACTTATATCCAATTAGATTTATTTTGAGATGAAAAAGTGCAAAAATTGTAAGCAGCCATTCTCACCCAGGTTCTCGACCATGGAAAAATACTGTCAGTCTATCGATTGTAAGACAAAACAAGCAATGGAGAATCTTGCCAAGATAAAAAGCAAACCAAAGACAGCATGGCGAAATGAAAAGAAACTACGCGTTGAAAATCTACGATCTCTCGGAGATTGGAAAAAGATATTGCAAACGACATTCAATCGGTTTATTCGTCTCAGAGATGCCAAAAAAGGATGCATCAGTTGTGGGGCAAATCTCAATGGCAAATTTGATGCCGGGCATTTCTTTTCTGTTGGGTCCTATCCAAATTTGAGATATAATGAGGACAATGTCCATGGTCAGTGTGTAAAATGTAACATGTATCTGCACGGGAATTTGTCCAATTATCGAGATGGGTTAATTGCTCGGATTGGTAGTGATAGGTTCCATGTTTTGGACCAAAAAAAGAATGAGCCATTGAATTTAACCATGGCCGAAACCATTGATTTGATTAACCAATACAAAAAGAAAATTAAAGATGTTCAATAGTGAATTTTACCCCACTCCAGACCACGTAATCGAAAGAATGATTGCAGGGTTGGACCTTAATGGAAAGAATGTTTTAGAGCCATCAGCAGGAGCAGGACATATTGTTGACGTATTGAAGTCATACGGAGCAAATGTCAAAGCATGTGAACGTCATCCAGACCTTGCCAAAATTGTTGAATCCAAATGTCATTTGATTGATAATGATTTTTTCAAATTGAAGGATGATCAAATAGTTCAAATGGATTTCATCATCATGAATCCACCATTCTCAAACGCGGACAAACACATTCTGCACGCATGGGAAATTGCTCCAGCAGGTTGTGAAATTATTGCGTTGTGCAATTACGAAACCGTTGTCAATCATTATTCACGTCACAGGAATCAACTTTACCAAGTAGTTAAAAATTACGGATTTGCTGAGGAACTTGGAGAGGTATTTTCGACAGCCGAAAGAAAGACGAATGTCAATATTGGCATGATCAAACTATTCAAACCGAGCGCGAACAATTCGTTTGATGGTTACTTTGACATGGATGACGATGTAGAGGAAAGTCAGTACAATGGAATCATGCCATACAATGTTATTCGAGATGTCGTGCAGAGATACGTTGGCGCGTGCAGATTATTTGATTCCGTGGCCGAAAACGCGGTAAAAATGAACGATTTGATTGGTCAATTCAACACTGGTAAAATTGTTTTCGCACTGAGACAAGATGAAAAGGAACAATCCGTGGCCGATTTCAAAAAGGAGTTACAAAAGCAATGTTGGTTGTGGGTATTCAATAAAATGAACATGCAAAAATACCTTACTGAATCACTCAAAAAAGAGGTCAATTTGTTTGTTGAGAAGCAACAGAACGTCCCATTCACGATGAAAAATGTGTACAAGATGATTGAATTGGTAGTTGGAACGCATGGATCGAGAATGGAAAAAGCAATGGTAGAGATTTTTGACAAACTGACCATGCACTATCATGAGAATCGGTATGCGGTTGAGGGATGGAAAACAAATAGTCACTACCTCGTCAACAAAAAGTTCATTTTGGAGTACGTTGCCGAGCACAACTGGGGAAATGGTAAACCTGCGATACGTTACAACGGAAACGCGGATAAAATGAACGATCTACACAAGGCCCTATGTTACCTCACAGCCACCCAATACGATGCTGAAAATACTCTCCAAAAGCTATTTGATGGAGTAAGCTATAAAGACAATACGAAAATTTACGACTACAAAGAATGGGGAGTTTGGTATGATTGGTCATTTTTCAAGGTCAAAGTATTCAAGAAATCCACCATGCACGTTCAGTTCAAAGATGATAAAGTATGGGAGTTGTTCAATCGGGCAGTGGCCAAGGCAAAAGGCTATCCACTACCAGAATCAAAAAAACTTTAAAGAAAATTTGTGTAATAAGTTTAATTTGTTATATTTGCAAAAGAAAAGTCAATTATGAATCAAGAAATGATCAAATCACTATTGGAGTTCCAAGCGGAATGTCCAGTAATAACCAAGGCCAAACAAGGTTATGGTTACAAGTACGCTGAGTTAGAAAAGATTGTCGATGCTACTCGCGAATTACGTCACAAACACGGGTTAGTATTTACCCAAACATTTGAGGACAACGTCCTAATTACATCACTCTACCATATTTCGGGCGGTGAATTGCACTCCAGAATCAAGATGCAAGACGATGTCAAATTGAATGGCATGAATCCATTTCAAGTTGATGGTTCCAAAATAACGTATTACAAGAGATACGCATTTTGTGCCATTCTCGGAATTGTATTGGAGGGTGAGGACAATGATGCCAAGGGTCGTGTTGCTGAAAAGCCAAAAGCAACAGCAAAAAAGACATTGAACCAAAATGAGTTCATTCGTATGGTCCAAGATATCCGCAAAGGAGATTTTCAACTTGCTGAGGTGAACAAAAAATTCAACTTGGACACGGACCAAAAGAAAACATTGTCGAACGAATTTGGAGTTGAGATATGAAATTCATCGCTAGAGCATCCAATATTGGCAAGTTAATGACCAATGATCGTTCCGGGAAAGGACCTGGAAAGACAGCCATAACCGAACTTGAAAAGATGGCAGCATTTGACAAGTACGGATACCAAGAGCATTTCAGTAACAAGTACACTGAAAAGGGAATCAACAATGAGCAATTGGGTATTGAGATGGCCAAAAGACAATTGGGTTGGTATGATGTCGACCCAAACGCGCCAAAGATTCGTTTGTTCAACGATTGGTTAACTGGTGAGCCCGATGTACACACAGCAACTTTAGGAGCTGACATTAAGTGTTCATTCGATTGGTTCACGTACCCGAAAATGGAGGTCGAATGTCCGAACAAAGATTACTTTTTGCAAATGCAAGGTTACATGTGGTTAACTGGCAAAAAACAATGGTCATTGGTTTACGTTTTGACCGACATGCCCGAACAAATGATAATTGACGAGGCGCGTAGAATGGCGTGGAAAATGGCATCTTTGCCGACCTATTTCAAGATGTCGCAGGAAGAGATTGAGGAAGTTGCGCAAGAGAAAATACAATCTCAATATACATTTGGTCAAATCCCCGAAGAAAAAAGGGTAAAGGAATTTTTAATCGAGCGAGACGACCTAGTCATTTCAGACATGAAAGACAGAGTAGAATTTTTACAATCAATTTATAACCAAATTTACGAAGCAATATGAAGATCATTGGATTTTTACATGCCAAAGGCAGCACCGAGACAATCTCAGACAAATTTCAGAAACGAGACATCGTTATTGAGACTGATGAAAAGTACCCACAATTTTTGACAATTCAAGTAGTGAATGACCAATGCGATGATGTGGACCGATTCCAATTCGGGGACCATTTGGAAATTGACATCAATTTGCGCGGTCGCAAGTACATTTCAAAGAAAGATGGTTCGGAGTGTTATTTTAATTCGATTCAAGCGTGGAAAATGAGCATTTACAGCACACGTGGAAAGGCTCAAAGCGCACAACAGGTCGAAAACGTGGCACAACCACAACCGACATTGCAAGATGCACCAGCAAAGGATGAAAACGGGGACGATTTACCATTCTAACATGAAATTAGTAAACATTGAAAAGGACGTCCGAAAGATGATTAAAGACCATCTCGCGACTGGTGTCAACTTGAACCGATTTTGCAAAGAAGTTGGTCTCCATTACTCACAAGTATTTGTTTTTTTGAATCATGAGGAAAAGGGATTGACCACAAAAGCGGTAATCAAGATTGCTAAGTATTTTGAAAACAAAAAAACAGTCAAACCATGAAAAAATTATTTAAAACAGATTTAGGATTACCACCACTCCACAATTCATGTGGATGTGATCACATGAGACCAGTATTTGATTATGTGGCAATAGATGATGGATTTGCAATAGCAACTGATGCACATCAAATGGTTGTTGCTGATTTATATGCGTTTATTTCAGAGGAAGAAATATCTATGCTAAATGGGTATTTGATACATAAAGATGATTGGAAATTCATGATTGAATTTCTTAAAAAGCATAATAACATTGGTGAAATAAAAGTAATTGATAACCATTACTTAAAAGTCACAACTGCATTTCGTGCTATAACATTTAGGCTAGAGACTGCAGAAAACATGAAATTTCCAAATTGGAAAAATGTATGGCCAACAGAAATTAAAATGTCATCGAAATTTGAAGGAAGAATTGAGTTTAATGTAGGTCTATTATCAAAAATCAAAAAATCATTTGGTGATAAAAACCCATTAGTTCATTTTGCTTTAAATGATAGAAATAAAGCAATCTTGGTTTACCCAAAAGAATTATTGGGAATAGCAGGTATTTTATTATTATCAATTTTTTTTGATGTTCCAGAATTTAGCATAAAAAGAAATTAGCCACGCTCGCGAGTGGATCGTAAAACACGGACTGCATACCAGATGAACTCTTGTTGCACACTGCTTCCGTTCTCATCGTATTGGAGATAGAGTTAGCCTTCTCGACGTCGTTTAAAAAGGCACATAGTCAAGAGGTTGAGATTTTACCCACCAAGGCTTTTTTCTCAGCGGTGGTTCTACGTAGGTTCGAATCCTACCTTGGCTGCTTAGCAAGGTGTAAACGATAAAGAAACGTCATCACAGGTTTACATGAAATTGCCGATGACCCGAAATGCTTACGGTTAACGGGGCTTAACTCATAAAGTCCAGAGAGCATAATCTAACGAGTGACACATCGGAAAGACGATGAAAACACGGATGGGCGTATAGGTTAACGTCACTGATATTCACAGAAAATGCGGTTCGATTCCGCATCCGTGTCAAACATTTAAAAAGTCAAAAAATGAAAGCAGAAATAATACAAGCGCAGAAGGAAATTGTACAAGGGTATTACAATAGAATAGTAATGCAGCGACCCGACATTGAAACTATAATACAATGGCTTGAAGACGATTTGCAAACAATACGAATGGATGACCTTGTATTAGATGCCGAAAATATAATTAACGAAACATACGGAGGTCAAGATGAAAAGTAAACTAATGATAATCGCAATTGCCATTGGGATGATGGGGTGCGTTCAAGATTCTAATGATGGTCTATTCAAAAATACAAATTTGCATAATCCTAAAATTGTAGTTATTGACCAATGCGAGTACATTCAATTCAGAACTCATAATCTTTATGATGTAATAACCCACAAAGGAAATTGCAACAACCCAATTCATAAACATAAAGTAAGTCAAGATGAAAAGAATTGAAATGTCATTGTTACTCCCAACTTTGCTCGAAAACGCGGGACATGAAATTCAAGGAAAGGAAACATGGAGTGAGATTTACAACATCAATCGCTCAATTTACGTCCTTGAAAAACATGGATACGTTTATGCAGAGGAACTTTGGAGACTAAAAAAGAACCTTGTTCGAGACCTACAAACCCACTACCAATCCCAGGGTAAACAAATTCGTCTTACATTTGAGCAACCTAATACAATCACAATTCATGAAACACCATCAATTTAAAAAATCGAGTACCCGAAAGAGTAAAACCAAGCAGAGCACACAACGGACATTGAAAACTATCATTTCCTTGTTTTTCATCTTTCCATTGATCTTAATTCTGTTCATTCTTGACCGCGTTTTGCTCCTTCCGTTACTCGGAATAAACGCACCATCTTTTCAGTTATGGTATGACAAAACCAAAATGATGGCACAGTCTGTTATTCGCGTTGGAATTGGCTATGGATTGATTGGATTGGTGTATTTGGTCGTCTGGCTGGTATCAAATTTTGTGATTTGACATTAAATTTGAAAGAAAAAACGCATGAGTGAACAATCTTTGGACATAAAAGCTCGTAAAATCTACGACAAGTACCGTCATGTACTTATCAACTCGTCCACGGAACTATCCGAAGACCCATTATGTCACGCATACGCAAAAAAGTTCGCCATGATGGAAGTAAACGCAAGGATGGAAGAGTGGAACATGAATCCAGATCGTCACAAAGCGTACAGCAAATTGTTGTTCAAGATTCAAACTTTGCCCAATGCCGAAAAGTAAAAGAACAAAAAGATACCCATTTCGCGTTTGGTACAAAGAGGACGAAAACATGGAATGTCGAAGAGTGGATGCGAAAGACCTCCAAGATGCAATATTGAAAATACCGAAAAAACACCAAGGTCAAATAGAGCGAATAGTTGATCTTTCAGATGGCCAAGTACATAAACCCCCATTTAAATGAATACGCAAAAAATAAAACTGACTGAATTAAAGTCAAACCCAAACAATCCAAGAGTAATAAAGGATGACAAATTCCACAAACTGGTTGCATCAATAAAAGAATTTCCAGACATGCTTGACATTCGGCCTATTGTAGTTAACAAAGACATGATTGTTTTGGGCGGAAATATGCGATTGAAAGCGTGCAAAGAAGCTGGACTGAAAACAGTTCCCGTAATCATCGCAGATTCTTTGACTGCAGAACAAGAACGCCAATTTATTATTAAAGACAACGTTGGATTTGGTGAATGGGATTGGGAAATGATAGCAAATCAATGGGATCAAGAAGAGGTCGAAAACTGGGGACTTGATTTGCCAGCAGATTTAAAAATGGGAAATGAAGTAGATGCAGAAGATGATGATTTTGAAATGCCAGATGAAATCACAACTGATATTGTATTAGGTGATTTATTTGAAATAGGCGAACATCGTTTAATTTGTGGAGATAGCACTCAGACAGACACATTTGAAAAATTAATGAATGGTCAACTCGCGGATTTAGTTGTAACAGACCCACCATATAATGTCGCTTATGAAGGTAAAACAAAAGATGCTTTGACTATCAAAAATGATTCAATGTCAAATGATGATTTTTACCAATTTCTTTATGATTTTTATACAGCTCTCGCGGCATTTACAAAAAAAGGTGGCGCATGGTATGTTTGGCATGCTGATTCAGAAGGAGCTAATTTTCGATTAGCAATGAAAAATGCAGGGATTATGGTTAAGCAGTGTTTGATTTGGGTGAAAAATTCAATGGTTATGGGAAGGCAAGATTATCAGTGGAAACATGAACCATGTTTGTATGGATGGAAAGAAGGTGCTTCTCATTCATGGTACTCTGATCGAAAGCAAACAACAATTTTAGAATTCAATAGGCCAAATAGAAATGCTGAACATCCAACAATGAAACCAGTTGAGTTATTTGCTTATCAAATTACAAACTCAAGTAAAGATGGTGATATTGTTGCTGATGCTTTTGGTGGAAGTGGAACAACAATGGTTGCATGTCATCAATTAAACAGAAAAGCTTACATTGTTGAATTTGACCCAAAGTATTGTCAAGTTATTATTGACAGAATGAAAAAACTAGATTCATCATTGGTAATAAAAAGAAATGGCGAAGTTGTAAAATAAAAAAGGGGGGAAATGGCCCCCCTAATTGAATATAGAAAAAAATGCAATCCGTTGATTGACTTTTCAAATATAAAACAAAACAACGAACATACAACGACAAATGGCAGGAAGAGGAAAAATAGAACCACGTTGGAAAAAAGGCGAAAGTGGAAACCCAAAAGGAAGGCCAAAAGGGGCCAAAAGCAGGGCAACAATCGCACGTTATTGGATGGAGGTAGAACAATCGGCCAAGAATCCAATTACTGGCACAAATGAGAAGATGTCGCAGGAAGATTTGATGACATTGGCGTTGGTTAAAAAAGCAAGGGAAGGAGATGTTAATGCGTACAAAGCGTTAATGGATAGTTGTTATGGTGCTCCAGTTCAGCAAATACAACAAGAGCAGACAAATATTGATTTGAGTGATTTAAGCACAAAAGAAATCAAGGAATTGTTGTCAAATGAAAAAAAATGAGAAGCTCGAATACATCAAAAATGCTCTCAAAAATGAATTAGCAAGACGTGATTTTTGGGAGTTCTGTTTGGCAATGGATCATGAATTGTTTAACAAACGACCATTTTTAAAACCAATTGCAGATGCATTTCAGAGGGTGGAGGAGCGCAAAATACGTTCATTGTCAGTATCTCTTCCACCACGTGCAGGAAAGTCTTATATCACATCGCTGTATTGCGCGTGGACATTAGGTCGAAACCCCGATAAATCAGTAATGAGAAACACATGTACGGCCACCTTGTACCGAAAGTTCAGTTATGACGTGCGAAATATTGTGACTGGAGATAAGTTCAGAGAGATATTCCCCCATGTGCAATTAGCGGATGACAAATCCAACATTGACGGATGGAATACTAAGAGCTCAAGACAAGTTGGTTACTTTGGTGCTGGAGTAGGAGGTACAATTATCGGTTTCGGGGCTGAGAACGTAGCGATTACGGATGACTTGTACCGAGGTATTGAAGATGCCATGTCCGATACCTACAATGACAAAGTAATTCAGTGGAAAGAAGCCACGCACGATTCTCGATTTGAAACGGGGTGCGCACGTATCGACATTGGGACAAGGTGGTCCATCAATGACATGATCGGTAGAAATATGGCTGAGGGAATTTATGATGAATCGATTGTTATTCCTGCTATGGACGAGAACGGCAACTCATTTTGTGAATCGGTCATGACCACGGATGAATACGTGGAGAAAAAGAAACGTACTCCCAAGGACATTTGGTTGGCTGAGTACATGCAGGAGCCAGTTGACATTAAAGGTCGTTTATTCGGGGATTTGACCATAATTGACAAGTCAGAATTTGACAACATTGTCAAAAGCCAAAAAACGGATACAAACTCGAACGGATATATTGGTTCGATTGGCTATTGTGACGTTTCAGACGAGGGTGCAGACTACACAGCGAGTGTTGTTGGAGTGTTAATTGGAAAGAAAATCTACATAGTTGACTACATTTTTACGCGGGACAATACGGATGTTTCAATCCCAATGGTGGCATCTATGCTCACTCGATGGAATGTGAACTATTGCAGGGTGGAATCTAACTCAATGGGCGCTATGTTCGGGCGACATCTCCAGACTATGACGAAAACACGGATACTACCAGTAGCCAATCAGACGAATAAGATGACACGAATAATCATGAGGTCAGCACATATCATCAATGAAATGACATTTGTCAACACTAACAACTCACAATTCGAGCAATTCATGACCAACTTAAAGTCATTCACAAAGGAGGGAAAGAACAAACATGATGATGCACCCGATTGTATGGCAGGTCTTTCGATATTCGCGGAAAGTATATTCAAAGTTTAACCGATTTGTTTTTTTACCAAAAAAAGATACATTTGTACATAATTGCCGATAAATGAGTTCATTCTTTCAGACAATACAAGCAGCTTTTACCGACCTAATCAATAATGATGATCGCGTAATAGATCAAGTTCGCAGCGGATTTTGGGGCAATTATCAATTGTGGGGAAAAAAGGAGGCTGTATGGATTGATATGTCCAACAAGTTTCAACTTTACCTACAAATTCCAGAACTCCGAGCTGTAATTGACAAAAGGGCATCCATGATGATGACCAATAAGCCAGTGATGAAAGACAAGAACGGAAACGTGGTTGAAAAACATTGGTTAATTGACTTAATCAAAAACCCAAACGCAACTCAAAGTTGGCAGGATGTCATTTTCACCATGGCGGTGCAGGATGGTATCTACTCAAATGCGTTTGCGTACTCTCCAAAGCTATCATTTGACATTCGCAAAATGATTGTGCCATTGCCAACCGATCACGTCATAATTGACACGAACGGAAAGCGATTGAACGCAATGGACATTGATGGATTGATTGATAAGTACCGATTCCGTTATGACGATGGAAAGGTAGAGCTAATTAACTTGGAGGACATGTTATACATCATGACCCCAGATGGTATCAATATCATAAATCCAAAGTCAAGGTTAGATGGGTTACAATTGCCATTGAGCAACATCATGGCGAGTTACAAAAAGCGCAATGTCCTTTTGGAGAATCTTTCATCACCTGGGGTATTGTCGGGTGCTAAAACTGATATTGGAGGTGCTATTCCATTGACAGTTGAGGAACGTCACGAATTACAAAGGTCATTCATAAAACGTCACAAGAATGAAATCATAGTCACTGAAAATCCAGTGGCATGGACACCAATGTCATTCCCAACCAAGGATTTGATGTTATTTGAGGAGGTAAAAGAGGACTTTTTGAAAATCATTGATGCCTATGGATTGAACATGAACATCTTTTCAAGTACAGAAGGTTCCACGTTTTCGAATGTTCGCGATTCAATTCGTATGGTTTACACCGATACAATCATTCCCGAGACAGAAACATTGTATCAATCAATCGTTTCATTCTATGGATTGGATAAAGATGGGTATTCATTGCACGCAGATTTTAGTCATTTGCCTGTATTACAAACTGACAAAGAGAAAGAATCAAATATTCAAAAGGTCAAATCCGAGACATTGAAAAATGTAAGTGAATTGGGCATTCAATTAACAGATGATGAAAAAAGACAATTTTTAGGACTATGAAAAAGATACTAAGAAGCTATGAAACCAAGGGTGCGTTTGAGATCAAGGACGTCAATTCCGAGGACAGAACCGTGGTCATGTACCTATCCAAGTTCGGAAACATCGACTCTGATAACGACATCATCCGTCAAGGGGCATTTGCTAAGTCAATCATGGAGCATGGTCCTAATTCAACCAGCAACAGAAAGATTGCATTTTTGCGTTACCACGATTGGGAAAAGCCTATTGGTAAGTTTCTCGAATTGACCGAGGATTCGTATGGGTTGAGAGGTGTTGCCCAATTGGGTACGTCAACTCTTGGTGAGGATGCTTTTAAGGACTATTCCGAGGGCATTATCCGTGAACATTCAATCGGTTTCAGATACGTTTCTGACAAAATCAAATGGGTGGAAGATTTGTCTTATCCATTAGGTGGTTACTACGACATCACAGAGGTGAAGTTGTGGGAAGGTTCAGCGGTTACGTTCGGGGCAAACTCTGAAACATTTGTCGTGGACGTGGCAAAAACAGCGCAAGAAAGAATGGCAGAGGCGCAAAAAATTAGCGAACGTTTGGAGACTGTTATTAAGGCTATCAAGAATGGTCAAGGAACAGACGAGCGCATCATGAATTTGGAAATGCAAGCAAAGATGTATCAATCTCAATTAGTTTCACTCGCAAGTGCGGAGCCGTTCGTAAAGGAACACTCAGAAGCAAACGAGCCGAACACGGAGAAAGGTATAGACTGGGCGCAAATCATATCAAAACTTTAAAAAAATGACACAAGAAGAAATTTTGAAGTCCTTACAGGACACAATTAACGCTAAGATGCAGGGAGTTGCATCAGCGGAAGAGATCAAAGGTATCAAAAAAACTTTGGAGACCTTAAAGGCAAGTGCTGATAACACTGAAATGAAGACTGCAATCGCAGGTTTGGAAGCTCAAATCAAGCAATTGAAAGAGCAAGGAACAAAGAATGAAGAGAAATCTTTGAGTCTTGGTGAGACAATCGTAAAAGCGGTTTCTGACAAGATTGATGCTTTAAAAGGTGAAGGACGTTCAGTCTCTTTGGAGGTGAAAACGACTATCAATGCTGACTACTCAGGTACTCAGGCGTTGACTACTTTGGAGCCAGGAGTGAGCAGAATTGTACGTAAGCGCGTTTTGCTTCAAACCATCGTAAACGTGGCAAACGTTACATCAAAGTTCATCAAGTACGTTTCTCAAACTTTGCAATCAAGCGTTGGCATGATTGCCGAGGGTGGTGCAAAAACATTGGGTAATGTTCAGTACGAAGAGGTGAGCGTTGAGGTGAAGAAAATCGCTGGAATCATCAAGGTTTCAAAAGAAATGTTGGAAGATTTGGCGTTCATGCAAAATGAAATCAACACTGATTTGATGGCGAGTGTTCGTGAAGAGTTAGAGAATCAATTGTTGACTGGTGATGGCACTGGAAACAACATGAAAGGTATCTTGGAATTTGCTGTTGACTTTGATGCAGGTGATCTTGCAGGTACTGTTACAGCAGCAAACATCTCTGATGTAATTCGTGCTGCAGCTGCGCAAGTTGAAGGAGCTGATTTCTTCCCAACTCACGTTGTGTTGAATCCAACTGACTTGGCTAAAATTCAGTTGACTAAGACAACTCAAGGAGAATACACATACCCAATTTTCTTGACTGATCCTTTGACAGGAACTCAATCAATTTACAACTTGATTGTTGTTAGTTCGAACTTCATCACGGCCGGAACTATATTGGTTGCCGACATGAGCAAGTCGAATTTGAGAGTTCGCGAGAATATGAACATCACTGTTGGTTACAACAACGATGATTTCTCGAAAAACATGGTGTCAATCATCTGTGAAGCTCGTGCAGCTCACTACATCAAGAACAATGAGGTTCGCGCGTTTGTTAAGGCAGACGTAGCAACTGCAATTGCTGCATTGTTACCTGCATAATCTTAACCAATGGCTAAGAAAAAAGACCAAAATAAGGGTGTCGACATTAACGTTGACACCCCTATTGTTGATGCTAACTTAGAAGTTAGTGCCAACGGAGATTTCACAGCCGAAGTTGACACGGAAAAAGTCGATGTATCGGTTGAGAAAAAGGGCAAAAAATGGAAAATTGACATTGAGTTCGATAAGACTAAGCACTATGAAATCGTGGCGAATGGAAATTCACCTTTGATGCCGAAAGGAAAAGTGTTTAAAGTGATCGGAAACATGGCAAAAATTCTCATTGAGAAAGGCGTAGCAGAACTAAAAAAAGATTAAGACATGATTGTCACCACAGCAGATTTTAAAGGTAAATTTAAGATGTCCACTGGGACGTACATAGATGATAACTTGGTCGAGTACATGACCAGATATGAGCGCATTTATTTGTTGAAATTGCTTGGTGTGAATATGTATAATCAATTCATCTCGGATTTGAGCAACGGGGTCCCAAGGTCTCCGTTGTTCCTATCCATTTTTAATCAATTAGCATTCGAGCAATGCAATGAAATTGTGATAAGTAATGGAATCAAAGACATGTTGCTTGGTTGCATTTACTTTGAATGGCAACGAGATTTAATCAATGCCGAAACTCCGCAGGGTGGAGTTATACCAAAATCTGAGACATCCGAAATCGCGAGTACGTTATACACAACAATGTGGAACAAGTACAATGATGCAATTCGCACATATCGCGCTATTCGAAAATATATTACCTACAATGCAAATGCGGTAGGTGGTCAAGTAATATTGACCGAAATTGTGGATGGTGGCACTGGCTATTCAGACGCTACAAATGTTCCGTGTTTTGGAGGTGACGGAACGGGATTGACTGTTGACATTACAACCGAGGCAGGAGTTATCACCTCCATTGCTATCAATCAAATGGGTAGTGGTTACAAGGTCGGAAACACGGTATCAATTGGAGAGGGTGAAGCTTCAATAATTCTTACCTATGTCGGTTTAGATTACTCCCAATTCAATGGACAAAATTTAGAATTTGCCTACTGGTTATGATAGATATTCTTTCTACGTTCAATAGCTTGGTCAATGAAATGAGCAATGTCATAGTCGTGAACTACGATGAATCGACAGGGCGTTCTATTTCATGCCATACCAAATGGGCGAGACCTTCAAAATTAGTCGTGGACACGAACGATAATCTTTTCAAGATTACGGAGGTTGTACCCAATGTTTACATCAAAGCGGAACCAGTTGGGCACGAAAATGTACTCGATGGGGCTGTATTTTTACCCAATCCGTTTGCATTACTCGGTACTCAGATCGCCACAAACATGGAATGGCAAAGACGGAGCAACGATATTCGTGAGAAAACTCCGTTCATTTGGTTACTCGATACGATTACTTATACCGAAAGTGGTCCAGAAAGTTCGATTGAATACGATGTGCCATTGCGCATTTTCTTTTTGGATGAAACAAATCCAATGAATTTCACTACAAAGGACCACCAAGAGAATGTTGTTCAGCCTATGAATTCACTTATAAGTGAATTTTTGAGGGTCGTAAACTCGAAACCAATCTTTAAAAAGATTCGGAACGTGCAGAGAAAGACATTCAGTAGGTTCGGGTCCGAGAACGCGCAAGGAACATTCAAAAACATCTTGAATGCAGATTTTAGCGGTGTAGAATTACGAATCAACTTGGTAAAATACAAGGAGGGTTGTTCTACTTCATGCAACGGGAACGAGTACGAGTACATTTTGGATGGTGGCAACTCAAACACGGACTATTTTGGAACTATTGATGGAGGTCAACTATGAGAAAGAAATATAGAATCTTAATACGCAGGTCAACGTCCGAGCAATGGACAACCAACAACCCACTACTTTTAGAGGGTGAAATAGGTCTTGAATTGGACACATTTGTCATTACTGATGGCATTAAACAATTCAGATTTAAGGTCGGAAACGGGGAAACGTATTGGAATGACCTCGAATACGCATCATTTGGAAATGGAAGTGGTGGCGGTAGTGGTATTGTTTATTGGAATGATATTCAAAATAAGCCTACCACATTTGCACCTGCACCCCATACGCACCCGATTAGTGATGTTGTGGACCTTTCTACCACATTGGCAACGAAAGCCGATTTATCGGGCGGTAAATTAGTTTCAAGTCAACTTCCTGCAATAGCAATTTCGGAGTTCCTTGGTTCTGTTGCTGATCAAGCGGAGATGTTGTCCTTGGATGGACAAGTTGGTGATTGGTGTATTCGTAACGATGAAGAACGTGCGTATGTAATAACCGGTGAAACACCAACAGAGTTATCGTCTTGGACTGCCATAGTAACTCCAGCATCACCTGTAACAACTGTGAATGGGCAAATTGGTGACGTTGTATTGGGCAAGAGTGACATTGGGCTCGGAAACGTGGACAATACGAGCGATGCAGATAAGCCAATTAGCACTGCGACCCAAACGGCATTGGATGCCAAGATGACCACGGCAATTTATGATTCAGAAGGTGATGGAATAGTGGATAATGCGGAGCGTATTCCGATTATTGTTAGAAATTCCACGGGCGCGACCTTATTAAAGGGTCAAATTGTGTATTTGAGTGGGTCAACTGGTGAACGTCCAAATGCATTATTAGCCAGCGCAAGTAGTGAAGCTACATCGAGTAAGACGATTGGAATGGTCATCAATGACATTCTGAACAATACGGACGGAAACGTGGCATGTATTGGAACCTTGCACAATCAAAATACAAGTTCATTCAGTGCTGGTGATTCATTGTGGTTATCGACTACTGCAGGTGAAATGGTAGCAAATACCCCACCTGCAGAACCAAATCACGCGGTATTCATTGGATTTGTGGCCAGATCACATCCAAACCAAGGACGAATAGTGTTAGCTATTCAAAACGGGTATGAATTAAATGAAATTCATGGAGTAAGTGTTCCAAGTCCTAGTGATAAAAATGTTTTGAAATACAATGGTGTTTCAGAATTATGGGAGAGTGGAACGATAAGCAAGAGTGAGGTTGGATTGAGCAACGTTGATAATACGAGCGATGCCAATAAACCAATATCAACAGCAACTCAATCTGCATTGGATGCAAAGATTTCTAAAGTATTTGGATATGGAGGTTTTACACCTGCATCTGGTTCAACTGTCTACATGCCTGTCCAAGGAGGTACAAATAGCCCGACAGAAGCGGTTGTTCAACAGCCTGCAAAAGCGGGTGTTTATAAGAATTTCATGTTCAGAAATAGATCGGTTGGAGTGGCAGCATACACAATCACGTTGAGAAAGAATGGAGTTGATACATCTTTGGTTGCCACTATTGGAACTGCAATAGGTACATATTCAACAACGGGTTCAGCAACCATTGCCGAGGGTGATTTAATCACATGGAAGGTTGCGAGCGGTGCAGGAAATGGAGGTGTATTGAGTGGATTTTCGGGTGAGTGTTGATTTTTAATTGAAAAAGAGTAATTTAGCATAAACAAATAATAAAAACTATGACTGGTTGTAACTGTAACGTAGGATTGGCCAACACTGGACGTCCTAACTGCGTACCTATTCAAAAGGTCGCAAGCCGTTTATTTTTGATGCCTTTGTTCGCGAATGACGGCACGAAAAACGGAATTGACATGGCAGACTTGCCAAACTTCACTACTTTGGTGAATGAGGCAGATGCTTCAAAGAGATTGTTCCCATTGCCCGTGTTCGAGAACATCGAAATGGCAAAAGCAGATTCTCAATTCGAGGAATCAGCGAGTGGACGTAAGGCATTTTTACGTCAAGGGGTTCGCTCATTTGCGGGTGAACTTTGGGCAGAAGATTCTTCTCCCGTGTTTTTGGGCAAATTGATTGCTGGACGTTGTGTTGATTTTGGTTTTTACATCTTGGATGTAGAAGGTAACTTGATCGGCTCAAAAGATGGTGACATGTTGTATCCAATCCCCGTTGACGTTGCATCTTGGGACCCACGTTGGATGCCTGCAACAGATGCATCTGTTCAAAAAATCATGGTAGCATTTGATTGGGCGCGTAATTTTGATGAATCTACTTTGTGGATGTTGACACAATCTGAGATTGGCGATCAAAGTCAATTGGATGGATTGGTAGATGTTGATTTGGTGGCAGCGGTTCCAGGTAACACATTAAATTCATTCACTGCACGTTTGCAATACGGAACTGGAATCAATTTGATTAAGTTCTCAGGCGCGGTATTGGCTGACTTTGAAGTAGTCAACAATTCAACTGGTTCAACAGTATCATTGAGCACATTGACTGAGTCTCCAGAGGGTACTTATTCAATCACTCCTGCATCTGCATTGACTGATAGTGTGAGTTACACATTGAAAGTCGTAAAAGAAGGATTTGCAGGTGAGGTAACATTCACTTACATAGACTAAAATCTATGGCAAAAAAACAATCAGTGAGCGCCAAGGTCAAAAAGACTTTGGCCTCTACGATTAAATTTGATTTAGCAGGAATCCGCAATTTCCATAGAGTAGAGGATGCTATTAAATTTTTTCGATTGACTAGAAAAGAGAGTGAGGTCGTTGCCTTGTTTTCGACCAACTATATTCAAGTCGGCAAAGTGTCGGTATGTGCAAGTTGTTTCTCTTCTGAGCAGGAGATACGCCAGTCATTGTCCAAAGCACTTGCACCCGAATTGTTAGATGCTGTTTGTGTGGCGTGGGTCAAATGGTCAAAAATCTGATTGGTTAGGTAATTTAGTGTGAAAGGAGGTCGAGAAATGGCCTCCTTTTTTTTTAACTTTGAGTATGTTCAAATTTGGCGATACGATATTGGGGATAAAATTAGAGGAGGTTCAAAGACAGTTGTTGTTGGACCAAATTTGGCATGAGGTATTCTCGGACGAGCAATTCAAGGAAACGATATTGAATTGGATTCGCAATGATCAGTTATTTGAAAAGGGTATTGATGAAAATGGGGACGTGATTGGTTACTATTCGTTCGTGTCCGAGGTCATAAACCCAGATAAAATGGAAGGTACTCCATACACGTTGTATGATAGTGGGGAATTTTATAGGTCAATGTTCATTACGGTCATGATGGATGCTACCTTTGTCATAGATGCAGATGCAATAAAAGTCAAT